GGTGCATCTTCAACATGCGCAGGCACTTGCTATTGCAAGTTATGCCCTGCATATCATATCCTACAATTATATAGGAGGTATGTATTTCACGTAACTCCTTGATGGAGTTACGATGACAACGCAGTATAATTACGAACGATACAAATGGTACGTTCTATGTGGTAAGGAAGGCGGAGATTTCTTCGGTAACCAACCCACATCATCCACAGCACGCAGCGACTATCCCACTGAACATCGTGAGAAGCCGAGTCCATTGACACTAACAAGTAGACACCTTATAACCAATACCACATATTCATATGGTAGAAGTGAAAGGGTAACCTATGATAGTACCTTTTGTAATGGCGTGTTAACGCCTCGTGCTCTTGAAAACCATCGCATAAGGGTGGAATCAATCCCATCCGTTGCATTTGAGCGTATGGAGTTTGACTCCGCTCGATGGAATAATCAGTACTTGGCTACAGTGCGCGGCCTTTCGGCCGATGCATCTGGATTAGTTGCGGAAATTGATGAAACTGCAAAGATGATAACGGATATGGCAAAAATTGTCAGTGATGTTAGTCTTTGTTTAAGTAATCCTTTCAAGTGTAAAAGAACGTTGAAACATTTAAAAGCGTTTTATACATGGAAAGCTATTCCGTCAGCAGTATTGTTAAATAATTTTGCAATACAACCAACTGTCTCGGCACTAAATGATATTGTGACGAGGCTTAAAGATGAGGAATATTCTTTATATAGAGAAGCCGAGTTCCGTATGGTGCAGAAGGATTTTACCTCTGGTACATATTGGAACTGCAGAAAGCGATTAGTGACAAAAACCAAATTGTCTATAAAATTAAAAGACAACGGTTTTCTTACTCGAGTTAATCTCGGTAATCCACTTGAATGGGCTTGGGAGAGAATCCCCTTCTCATTTGTCGTTGACTGGGTGCTGCCTGTGGGCAATTTTGTCCAAGCAGTGGGTACGTTGAATACCATTGAATTTTCACATGGTACACGTACTCAAAAACACAGAATGATCGCTACAGGTACTGATTCTTCGGAGTCCGCTATTGGGTATAAACTCACTACTGGATTCAATAGTCAGATGAATACTTATGAGCGACAAGTAGTTGGTGGACCTAGCATGCCGGCAATAAAACCGGTCAAGTCTAAGTCTTTAACACGCCTCGCAAGTGCAGTAAGTTTACTGAGCTTGTTAAGAGCGAAATAAATGAACAAATACCTACATAGAGGTTTGATCCTATGGCTGCTGCTTCAAACATCGTCGTTAGCGACGGTCAAAGCACCCCGGTCGCTCACACATTTTCACCCGCCCGTAAAGACGGAGGGTTGGTTATATATGAGGAACGGACTACTGCTAATACACCCAAGGGTTTCTATACCCTCGGACTATCTCAAACGAGTCCAAAAGCTAGCAATTCGGTCATTAGGACCAAACTTAGCTTAGAAGTCCCGATTGAGGTCTTAGACTCTACAACTGGTTTGTATAGTTATCCCTCGTCAATGCGTTTCAGTATTGACGTCCTTATGCCGAAAACCGTAACGGCCGATCAAAGAAACGATATAGCTGCGTACTTGAAGAATATATGTGCGCATGCGACAATCGACGCGATGATTGCTGATCTGGATGCACCCTATTAATAACAGGGTGATAGGCACCTCTTAGAGGAAAAATCAATGTCTTTTTTAAAAGCATTGGAAAATGCAGAGTCTTGTTTCGAAGTAGAACTTCAATTAACTCTCAGCATGTGCGAAGTGGTTAACACTCCGCATTCACTCGCTATTTTTATAGCTATTCAGAACCATGATTGGATACTGCTCAAAAATTTAGAGCCAAATCCAAATTGTTACATGGACCTATCCTGGGAAGACTTACTTTCAATTATGAAAGTACCGAAACCTAATAACCCACAGCAAAGAGGCTCCGCTATTTGGCGGTCAAATCCTCAAGTTTTTTGCTGGGATAGACAGGTTAGTCGTATGCTTGTGAAAAGCAATGATATACCGACTGGAATCGATACAGAACTAGAAGCTATTGAGTTGTTTCGCCACATTGAGGACGAGCTCCAAAAGAGAGACTCGCTTCCTCGGTTAAACGCTCCTTGGTTGTTGGAACTAAGTCGAGAGGTGAATGATATCCTTTCAAAGGATGGATCATGTTTCTTGACTCCAGATGTACTGGAGTCGATCGTCCAAAATGGGCAACTAGGGCCGGGTAGTTCAGTAGACCTACCACGACGTTGTGTTTTATCACAAAAATTGAGGTCTAGTACCTCTGTTAGCCCTAAACTTGAACCTTTCTTGCATACTATAAAATCAGGTATGTGGGATCAGGAACAACCTAAATCGGAAGTTTTTGATAGTGTTCAAGTGAATACAGTACCAAAAAATGCCTATGTTGATCGCACAATTAGTAGTGTGCCAGTTGCAAATATGTATATGCAACTTGGTTTAGCTGCTATCCTGCGTGATCGATTGAAGGCAGTTGGTATCGACATACGAGACCAGGGAAGAAATCAAAATTTGGCTAAAAGGGCTCGCGTTTTACAGCTTGCCACAATAGACTTATCTAGTGCTAGTTCCTGGTTCTCTGAGCGAAATACGGTAGAAATTCTACCGCCCGACTTGTACCATTTGGTGGACCTAATAAGGCCGCATATGTGGTATGATACTGTTGATGGAGTAGATTCGGAACCCAGAAGGATGTATAATACATGTCCTATGGGGTGTGGGCATACATTCCCACTTATGACTATCTATTTCTACGCATTGGTGCGTACATGCGTGCCAAGGGGAGCTCTACAGTTTTGTAGCGTCTATGGGGATGATATTATTTTACCCCAGAAATACGCGCAAACTTTAGTCGACCGCCTGGAATACCTTGGTTTCCCGGTGAACTGTAATAAAAGCTTTTTAAATGGAAGCTTTTTTGAGTCATGTGGGACTGAGTGGTTTAACGACTACGATGTCCTCCCGTTCTATTGTAGGCGGGGCAATACGGAGTACAATTCCAAGTTTATTGGAGTTGCTGTACCTTACCGAGTCCAACTCGCCAATCGTCTGCGGAAATGGCTACATGCCAAATCTAATGATGAAACTAACGACAAACGATTCAAAGGTATATGGAAGGCACTTATTAAAAAGGTGCCCTACAACCTCCGTCCAGAAGTTCCTTTTGAACTTGGCGACGTCGGTTTGAACGTGTCGTTGAGCGAAACGCGTCACGAGCCTTATGAAGAAGGGCTTAGGCGCGGTTGGGAGCTTTCATATCGCATACCTACTTTGGTAAAGGACAGCGTCATCGAAGATCATGATGACCCGTTTCCGTACCTTGTATGGCTTATGCAACACATGAGATTAGACTCGTCTGAC